GGAAAGAAGTCCAGCGAAACAGGTGAAAGATATTTACCTGAAAAAGCAATCAAAGCTATGTCATCTGCAGAGTATGCGAGATCAACTGCAAAGAAAAGAAAAGATAAAGCAAAAGGTAAACAGTTTAGTAAACAACCAAAGAGATTAGCAAAGAAGACAAGACCCTATAGAAAGTTTTCATAATTGGCAACAGTATCAGAAGATATAATCAACTGGTCTAAAAAGTTTGTAGAAAAGATTAGTGATATAAACAACATGCCTATTTGTCCATATGCAAGAGGATGTAGGATTAAAAATACTTTTAAAGTAGAAGAAGTTTCGAGTAAGGAGGACTTACTTAATCTAACTGTACAGTGGTGCAATAAAATAAAAAAGACCAAATATAAGATTGTTGTAATTGGTTGTACGGACTTGTCTATATCAGCAGAGCAGTTAGATAGCAGCGTAGAAGCATTTAATTATGCATACATGCCTAAAGATATTTATCTGATGGCTAGCCACAATGATCAAAGTGGTGAGGTTGATTTCTTGTATGATGATGACTTCGAAACTGACAACGAGTTTTCAATGATACTAATTCAAAGATTAGCAGAGTTGGAAAAAGCATCTCAGAACTTAAAGAAAAAAGGTT